AGTGCTTGTTGGTCGGAAGGACCAAGACACTTTTTTCAGCCGTTTGATGGATTTCATTAAGCAGGCAGCTACGACCATTTATCAGTGTATAACCACTGGTTCGTGGGATCCGTTGTGGCGTAAGGACGCTATTTCGGAGTGGTTGTTTGCATCTGATGTTTTGATTTCTGATGTTTCAATTCGGCTTGATCCAGCCAGACCGTATACGGAGAAAGAGTTCCGTAAGAAGTTGGCTGAGGGGAAGTACCCCGACTGCATTGTTGCCCAGATGTCTATGGGACATAGGGCTGACATGATGAATGAGCAGCTTAAGGGAGTGAAGGCGATTGTTAGTCGTCTAGAGTCGTTTCCTGAGCCAAATATTTATAAATCTGTGTCGATAATGATCGACAAGCTCAAGAATGCAATTCGGGAGTGCGAGGCACTTGAAAAAGCCGGAGAGTACCGTGTGCAGCCTTTTGGGGTGTTTGTGTACGGACCTGCCGGTGCAGGAAAGAGTGACATGTGTGACGTTTTAGCTAGGGCTTTTGCTTTTAAACAAGGCCTAGCACAGGATCCGTCGACCCGTTATTCCGTTCAGAGGAACGGTAATTTCTGGGACGGAGCGTCTGGTGCGCAGCATACGTGTTTTTGTGATGACCTTGATGCCGTTCCCGGTATTGTTGGCTACTCAGACGTGGCCTATCCGGAAATGATAATGAATATTATCAACAAGAAGCCATACCAATTGGAGCAGGCTGCTGTTGATAGCAAGGGAAAGGTTTTTTGTAATTTTCTGCTTGTACTTTACTCGTCAAATTTTCAGTACGCTCGCCTGAAAGGGCGGTGTACGACGCCATTAGCTTTCTGGCGTCGCTTTCCGATTACAGTGGGTGTTGAAGTGAAGAAGCAATACAGCACTAAGCAAGGAAAGTTGAACAATGAAGCCCTTGATGGTTCCAATGATTATTGGAACTTCGTGATTGGACGTTATGATGACTCAAACTTTGACGCTACGAATCCGTTTGACACGGTTCCGTATGCGTACTCAGAGATCAACAGTTTCGTTGAATTTACGAAGTTCTTTAATGAGGAATGTGACAAGCACTTACAACGAGAGCGGGCAAGGTTGCTCGCCATTGTACGTGATGGTCCAAATTGTCCAGTGTGTGGACTTCCATCTGGGGCTCATCCCCAACCGTTTCCGTGCCCCACTACCGAGTCATTCCGGGAGATTTCTACTCTCTCTGGTTTAATTTTGGTTTATTATGGGTATGCACTGATTGTCGTGCTGGCAGTTCTTGGCTATTTTCATGGTCAAGATTTTGTGTCAGCGTGCGATCCAGACGGTTCCATTCGCGCCAGAATGAAGTACGAAATGACGTTGTACTACATTGAAAGTCAATTTCGTCCTAGAAGGCTTGCCGCAAGGCTTGCTGAGCGCGCGTTTCGACCATCAAATATTAAAGCTCTCGAACAACAATGGGAGCTGGGTATTTCAGAAACATTACGCAATAGGATGGCGTTGGGCGCCTTGTTGGCAGTAGGTACTGCCTGTTTTGCTCTA